GAAGCACTTTAAGTTTTAGTGGTGGTAATTGGATAGATGTTGCAACGGGAATTAATACACTTTCTAATATTGGTATTGGAACTACAAATCCTAGGAATGCCTTAGAAGTTCTTGGTAGTGGTAATATTTCTGGTGTTCTTACTGCTAGTAGTTTTAGTGGAATTGGTAGTTTTACTGATTTTACTGTATCTGCAGGTTCTACCTTTAATGGTGATGTTCATGTTGGTGCTGCTATTTCATTTTATGCCAGTAGCGGTATTATAAGTGCAACAAAATATTATGGTGATGGTTCTACTTTACTTAGTGTACCCTCTGGATTAGGAACTGCATTAAGTGATGATACTAGTAATCCACTTAATAAAATGTATTATGTGGATGCTGTATTAGGTATTGGTCAAACTGTTACTGTCGATCCTCCTACATCTTCTCAGGTTGCTTTTACTAATTTCCCTACTATTGCTGTTGATGATACTTATGACTTAATTGTTGCTGATGGTGATGATTTCATACCAGATATTCTTGGAATAGGAACTACGGGTATTGGAGGAGTTCTTTCTGGTAGTGGTGGAAGAGTTCGTGCAGATAATTATACTAATAGATCAGGTGGTGCTCCTACATTTCCTCAAGGTGTTGTATTAAGTGGAATTAGCACTGTTGGTATTATAACTAGCGGTACTTCTGCAACATTTAGTGGTATTGTAACTGCTTCTAGTTTTGTTGGTGATGTAGATGCTGCAAATGTTGATGCATCAGGTACTTTGTATGCAGCAACGGGTATCGTTACTACATTAACTGCTACTAATTTAACAGTTAGCGGGGATCAAACAGTTGGTGGTGGATTGACCGTTACGGGTAATTTTACAGTTGATGGTACACAAACAATTGTTAATACTAGTACTTTAGATGTTGCTGATAAAACTATAGGTATTGGATCAACATCCGCTGCAACAAACACAACTGCTGATGGATGCGGAATTGAAATTTATGCTAGTTCTTCCACTGCAAATAACAACAAGACTATAACTTGGAGTAATGCTGATGGTTGTTTCAGATATAGTGAACCTAATAAATTTAAAGGAGTATTAGAAACTGTTTCTGTTGCGACTACCTATATGCATGGGTCTGATGTTGTATTAGAAATGGATGTTGAAACTGGAACAACCTTTACTTATACAATGCCTGCAGTATGGTCTAGTGGTGCTGGCGCTAATATTGGTGTTGTATCCTTTAAAAATATGCCAGCAGATGGTCAAGCTGGTACTACTATAACTCTAATTACCACTCAAGGAGGGGTACATGGAGGTGGTACGGGATATGCCAATACTCATGATGCAGTTGGATTTGGCGCTACTTGTACAATTATTCCTAAAGCAAGTGGATCAGCAGTTGCTGGTATTCAAACTGCTGGACGTAGTGCTGGTACAGGACTACTAACAAATACTGGAATTACTACCGTAACATTATCACCTGCTAAAGATGCTGTGGATTTTGTTTCATTCTTTATTCATTATAATGCTGGTACTAATACACAATTAACCAGTTATAAGGTTTATGTATCTAAGAATGGTGGATTTGGATTTGGTAGTGTAGGTATCTAATGATTACTTAATAAATAAATAAAAAGTTCTAAAAAATGGCTGCAATTATAACGGATCAGATAAGGATATTAAATGCAAAGAACTTTCTTGCTGGCGTAAGTACAGCAACTAATGCATATTATTCTTTTATTGGTCTACCTAATCCTGCTGATATCCAGTCTGACTGGGATACAAATCCTCCTTCACCAAAGGATAATTTTAGTGAAGAGGATGACTATTGGGATACTATGATTGCATTGAAAAAAATCAATGCTTCAGATGTTAGACAAGTTGTTACACGAAGGGTGTGGACATCTGGAACAACTTATGATATGTATCGTAGTGATTATAGTCGTACCAATACTGCAAAGGTTTCTGGTGCAACAAATCTCTATTCTGCATCATATTATGTTTTAAATAGTGATTATAGGGTTTATATTTGTCTCCATAATGGTATGGATCCAGATAACCCAAATGGCAGACCATCTTTGGATGAACCAACTTTTACTGATTTAGAACCAAAGGTTGCTGGTACTAGTGGTGATGGATATATTTGGAAATATCTTTATACTATTAAACCTAGTGATATTGTAAAATTTGAGTCTACTGATTTTATTCCCGTCCCTCTCGACTGGGATACTAATTCTGACACTGCTGCAGTAAGAGATAATGCAGTAGATGGATCTATTAAGATTGTAACTGTTACTGATCGTGGTGTAGGATTAGGTACAGCAAATAGTACATATACTCAAGTCCCCATTAAAGGAGATGGGACAGGAGCAGAATGTACAATTGTAGTTAATAATGATCAAAAAGTTGATACTGTAACAGTTTCTAATCAGGGGCAAAATTACACTTATGGTAATATTGATTTAGAGGCAGGTGGAGTTCCTACAGGTACTACAAGACCTACTTTTGATATAATTCAATCTCCTCCTGGTGGGCATGGTGCAGACATTTATAGAGAATTGGGTGCTTATAATGTTCTTTTATATTCTAGAATTGAAAATGATATTGAAAACCCCGATTTTATAACAGGAAACCAAGTTGCAAGAGTTGGTGTTGTTGAAAATCCTAAGGCCACTAGTGGTGCTCTTTTAGCAGCAGATAAAGCAACTGCATTAGGTGCTTTAAGATTGACTGGAACTGGTTATAGTACAGCAGCATTTGATGGTGATGCCTTTATTACTCAAACTATATCAAGTGGAACTACTGCAGTAGGTAGAGTTGTTAGTTATGATCAAAATACAGGAGTATTAAAGTTCTGGCAAGACAGAACGATGGCTGGTTTCAATACTGTTGGAACAGCACAAACTAATCCTTCATATGGATATGAATTGCAAGAGTTTACTAGTTCCCCTGGAACTGGTGGGAACCTGACTATTGTCCCGACAAGTGGTTCTAATTTAGCAATTGATACGTCCTTCACAGGTCTCTCGACCGTAATAAATAGTAGGACATATTACCTTGGTCAAGATTTTACCAATGGTATTGCTGATCCTGAAGTTAAGAAATACTCAGGAAATATAGTTTATGTTGATAATAGACCTTCTATAACTAGGTCTACAAATCAAAAAGAAGATATCAAAGTCATTTTGCAGTTCTAAGTAATCATGCCACAGCAAACTAATTTAAACGTATCCCCATACTTTGACGACTTTGATCCGGCTGATGATTTTCATAAGGTGCTGTTTAAGCCTGGATACCCTGTTCAGGCAAGAGAATTAACTAATCTTCAATCTATACTGCAAAATCAGATTGAGAAGTTTGGTCAACATTTTTTTAAAGAAGGTGCAAAGGTAATACCTGGAAATACTGGATATACTCAATTATATTATTGTATTCAACTGCAAAATAATTTTCAAGGAATTCCCGTATCTGCTTATGTTGATCAATTAATTGGTACAAAGATTACAGGTGAAACATCTGGTGTAACTGCTGTTGTTGATAAAGTTTTATATGCAGAAGATTCTGAAAGAAATAATCTTACTCTTTATGTTAATTACTTATCATCAAATACTAATAATAACTCAACTCAAGTATTTTCTAATGGAGAAAATTTAACTTGTAATGTAACTATTGCATCAGGATTGCTTGGAAATACTACTATTGCTGCAGGGAGTCCATTTGCAATAACTGTTTCAAACGAGGCTGCTGCAACTGGAAGTGCTTTTAATATTTCTGAAGGTATATATTTTATTCGTGGAAATTTTGTACAAGTAGAGACAGAAACTCTTATTCTTGATCAGTATACTGCATCTCCTAGTTATAGAGTTGGTTTGAATGTCCAGGAGCAGATAATTACTCCTGATATGGATGAATCCCTAAATGATAATTCTCAAGGATACAATAATTATTCTGCTCCTGGTGCTGATAGATTAAAAATTGTCACTTCACTTTTTAAAAAACCATTAGATAATTTTGATGATGATAATTTTATCGAATTAGCAGAAATTCAAGATGGAGTTATAAAATCTGTAGGTAAAACAGGTACATTAAGTGGTACTTGGTTCCATAAAGATTGGACTGATATTCTTGCAAGAAGAACTTATGATGAATCTGGAAATTATTATACTAGACCTTTTGATATTACTGTTTTAAATTCTTTAAACGATAATCGAGGAAATAGAGGAATATTTCAATCAGGTCAATTTACTCCTTCAGGAGAGACTCCCTCAGCAGATTTAGCATTATATAAAATTTCTCCAGGTAAAGCATATGTTAGTGGATATGAATGTGAAACTATAAATCCTACTTTTCTAAATTCTCCAAAACCAAGAACGGTTGATACTATTGATAATCAACAAATTATCTATAATACTGGTCCTACTTTAAAATTAAATAATGTTTATGGATCACCCACTATAGGAATTGGTAATACTTATACTGTAAGTCTTAGAGATCAAAGAGTTGGCGTAAATAGCAGAACTGTTGCAGGTAATGAAATAGGGGTTGCTAGAGTTTATGATATGGCATTGGAGTCTGGATCATATGATTCATCCAATCCTCCTTTAAATGAATGGGATATTTCTCTTTATGACATACAAACAGTAACTAATATTACTTTAAATCAACCAGTTACCCTGTCATATCCCACATATATTAAGGGTAAAAACAGTGGTGCAACTGCATGGCTCATGCATTCTGTTAGTGCTGGATTAGGTTTGACTGTTTATGAAACAGAAGGAAATTTTCTTAAGAATGAGCAGTTAGATTTTTCAAGTGGTACAGAGTCAAGAGTTGCTATAGCAATTACTGCTGAGAGTTTAAAGAATGTAAAATCTATATTCGGAACTAACGATAAAACTGTTGGAACTGCTTCTACATTTGCTGCTGATGTAATGCAGTCTATAGAATACCATGTTGGATTAGCAACCGTTGGAGCAGCATTACAAGGTGGTATAGCAACTATTACTGCTTTTGATCCTAATTTTGTTGGAATTGCAACTGTTAATGATCTTCTTTGTTGGGATGATC